AATATTGCAACATTATTAATTCAAAAGCTAACAATAAAAAACAATATAAACAACAGAAAGCGAGAAAATATGAATAAATATAAAATAACAGACTGGACAATCACCGCAATAGTTGAAAGACCAGACAGCACTTGGTTTGATCACACTATTACTGATTTTCCAGAAAATATAGGAATTACAATAAATGAGTGGTTAAAAGATTATAAAACAACAGAAGAAGAAATCAAAGAAAGTGCGACATCATGACAAGTATTAATTTTTATTGCTATGTAATACTTTTATTTGTGATGATAGTATTAATAATAACGTAAAACAAAGGGGAAAAAATGGTATATAAAAAAAAAGATAAAACAGAAAAAAATTGTCCAAAATGTTCATCAAAATTATACAACGAGATAATTAAAGAAATTGATTATCCTTATGTATGTTTAAATTGTGATGAAAATTTTTATAATTTTGAAATAAAAGAAAGCGAAAAATAAAATGGCTATAGATTTTGACGCATTAGATTTAGTTAGAACTAGAAACAAAGCTAAAATGTATGAGCAACAACAAAAAGAAAAAAGAAAAAAAGATCAGATATATTTTGAGGGTGTTGATAAGTTAAACAAACTTGCAAATGCTTATGACAAAGCAACTGATCAAGGTATAAAAGAAGTATATAAAAAAAAGTGGTTTGAGCTAGTTAAAATGTACGCAAACAAAATATAGAAAGGTAAAAAATAAAATGACTAAATTAATACATATAACCCAACATAATATTAATTATGGTAAGCAAGGTTGTAAAAATAATTGTCCGATTGCTTTAGCATTAAAAAGAGATTATCAGACAAAAAATGTTGAAGTTGATATTGATGATACAGGCAATGATTTAGTATCAATTAAAATAAATAATAAAAAAATTAAAATAGATGAAGCTCAAGAAGATTTTGTTGATACATTTATTAAAGATTTTGATGATTATAGAGGTTATGTAGAACCTTTTAAATTAAAAATAAATGAATAAACAACTACAACAAAATTTATCTGTAAGGGAATTGGCAAAAATATTATTTAATACTCTTAAAGATGAGAATGGTCTAGCAATCAGAATGATTGTTAGAGATTATAACAATAAACAAATGGAGAATAAAAATGTTAAGCAAATACGAAGCATGGCTACAAACAGCTCAATCTAACGAATCAATAACGTATCATGAGGGTTATCTTGCAAGAGATAGGTTTCACAGTAATACTACAAGGGATATTGCAAATCTTTTTATGAGGTGTGCAGAAAATAAAACAGTAGTATTATTTCAAAAAAGATTGAAACATGGATCAACAAATCATGATCCTGTTTTTCAATATGTGGCAAAGAAAATATAATAACAAACAGAAAGGGAAAACAATGACAAAAGAAGAAAAAATGTTTGAAGATTTTAAAGAAAAAATGTTCAAAGAAATAAAAAAATTCCATAAAGCAATGGAAAAAACTGATTTGCATAAAGACAATCCAAATTTTGCAAATTATTTAGTAGGTGATTTTTTAAATTTTGAAAGTGTTGGATTATATTATTGTGCAGGTGATTGTAGGCATGAAGTAAAAAAACACATGAAAGAAAACTTACAAAAAGTTTCAAATATTTTTAAAACAAAATATGTTGAAAACAAAAACAGTAAAAGATTAAATTAATCTTTATTATCTGAGGGTGTAATATCTGTTACATCCTCAGAAACATCAATCAAATCATCTTGATTATCTTCCCAAGAAATTTTTATACTTTGATCTGTCTTAACTTGTTGAACTTTATTATCAGAATAAAGATCAGTTAATTTATTAGCAAGGAAAGTTATAAATTTTGTCTTCTCACGGATCCACAAGATAGCGTTTGGATCTTCTATTTCTTGATACTTAAATACTTGTAACAACTTATCAATTAAAGTTTGTACTCCATACTTTCTAGCTTCCGTTATTTTTATTTCTAATTCTGGATTTTTTTTTAAGTACGCATAAAACTTCATCAAGCTGAACGGATATTCCTTTTGATCCTCCAGAATTTCGGTAAGGGTTTTTCCATTTGCTAGTTTGTCGCAAATTATATCTGCTTGGTTTGTTGTTATCAATTCCTGGTTTGATTTTTTCGTAGTAATATTCTTTGAGTTTCTTATTATCATAATTTTTAAATTGTATTAGTTTGGATAGCTGTTTGATCCTAGTTTCATCTGTGTAGTTTTCTTTTTTAAATCCCTTAACATTTTGATAGCCATGATATTTACACTTATAAACATTGTTTGCAAGTAGATAACCCTTCATTTTACAAGGTATTTTTAATCCTTTTCTTAATCCTGCACGAGTAAAACCCTGGCAGAATACCTTACGCATTTTAAAACCTGGCATTTACTTACTTTCCCATGGTTTAATACCATTACGAATATTATATGCTTTTTTTTCTTTATATCTTGGATTAGTTTCTTTTTTTATTTTGGACAATGCCGACAATATTTTATCAGCATTTACATATGTGGCTTTGCTTTTTATTTCGTTATCTTCTTTAAGTTGAATAGCTTGTTTACATAAATAAACATTAACTTTTTCATTTTTTAAATCTTCGATAGGCAGTTTAGATAATTCCTCAATTATTCTCTGACTATCCCCTGCCAAACTCTTAACTATTTTACCTATATTATTAATGGATATTGTTTCTTCTAATGTAGTCGTATTACGGCTATCTCGTGTCGGTGACACGGCTATCTGAGTTGGTTCGTAAAGTTTTTCAGCTCTCAAAAATACTTCATTTACAACATAAGTTTTTCCAGATCGACCTCGAATAGATTTAACAATATTAAGTTTATTTAAAGTTTCCAAACACTCTTTGATTGTAGTTCGGCAAAGTCCTGTATCTTTATGAATTGTTTCGTGCCTTAGTCCTGCCTTATATCCATTCTTCTTCCAAGCATATTTCATAACAGATAAAAAAACATTAAGACAATAAGACTTCTTAACTCCGTCAATAATATCTAAATGGTGGTATAGCTTATAGGTAATATGTAAAAATCCCCTAGATGTATTCATTTATTTTCCTTTCTTACAGTTTTTACTATGGTTTATATGGAGGTTTCGCAAAATGTCGACCCATTGATCCTCATTCATGTGTTGAAACTCTGTCTTAGAGCTACGTATACGCTTGATTCTAAAAGTTAGGCTCCCATGTGTCGTTTGTTTATAGAATACTAAAAAGCAAGGTATGTTTAGGCGTTCAGCGATGATCTTTGACAAGGTTGTAGCCTTATATTTCTGGTCTTTATCATAGCAAGTTTCAATTATAGCAAGTGGCTCGTAACAATAAGCACAACACTCAACAGAATCAATATCAATCATGGCAATTCCGTCATATTTTCTATGCCAATCATTATAATCGCCATTACTAAAAGCATATGTGTATCGTGCCATTATTTTTTTTCTTTTAATAATTTTATTTCGTATTCTTTTATTTGTATCTCGTTTTCAAGCGACAAAATTATATCAGCTTGTTTCTTAATATATTTCTTGGCTCGTTCTAATTCTTTTTTACATTCAGTTTCATCAAAAATTCCAGAGTAAGTCATTTTTCATATATTATTTTTTTAACTACTGATCTAGGATAAGCTGTAATGTTTCCAATAGATAACTTATCTTCATCATAAAAAAATGAGGTAAATATTTTAACTACTTTAGAATCTTTATAATATAAATATCCTATATCCTCACACCAAGTATAACTAAACTTATCAACATCAGATAAATCATCATACCATTGTGAAGAGGAGCAAATATCTTGCCAAATTACACGCACTTTTTTATATGGTAGTTTTTTTTTAATCATTTTCCTTCCGTTATATACCTTTTAGAACTATTGACAATAGCCAAAAATTGTACTAGTACCAATAAAAAAAATGGAAAAAAACAAAATAGAAAAAGCATTTTCAATATTTAATGGTGGTGAAGGATTGGATCATTGGTCTTATTCTAGCACCTCAACACCATTTGCAAAAAATATTTTAGGTTACTCATTCCCTCAAGAAGTTAGAAGGAAGTTTCCATTTAGATACAAAGCAAACTTTGGCAACTTAGTAAACAATGTAGTCCAGAAACAAATAGCAGATGTAATTTATAAAACCAAAACAATTAAAGAGACAAAGTGGGATCGAAACTTTAATGTTTGTTTTAAAGCTGAGCAAGAAGCAATCAATATTAATCCACCAGTTGACGCAAAAGATAAGTACGGCAGAGAAGCTATGATTAGATTTGCGATGGATTGTATTCCTATTACAAAAAAAGTTGTGCAACAAATAATGGGTAAAGATAAATTAGTTTGCGAAAGATATGTAGAGCTAAAAGAATTTGATATGATCAAACATATTCTAGGTAGAATAGATTATGAAAGTAAAACAAAATTTATAGAATTAAAAACTAAGCCACCTAATTTAAGGAAGGTTAAAGGTAAAGAAGAGTGGAACATGATCACTCAAGAATTACCTACAGAGCCTACGATTGAAAACCTTACACAAACTTCGTTCTACTACATGGCAACAAAGAAGATACCTTACTTGGTATATGTTAATGACAAAGACTATGTCATCTTTGATAAGAGCCATGAGTTAATGAAGGCAGATCACTTGCAACATCTTTATAATAAAATGATTGATAAAATTTTATTGTGGGAAAAGATGATTATGTTTTGTGAAGGCGACATCGAAAGATTAGCTTTGATGATGGAGCCACCAGACTTAAATCATTTCTTTTATTATAAAGATTTAGCAGATGAACAAAAACAACTAATCAATAAACTATGGGGTATTAAATATGAGTAGTGAAAACAATAACGTATATAGAATGGGAAGTAAAAATATGACAAACATACACAAGAAGTTACACAATGCTTGTAACCAAGCAAAGTCTGTGCAAAAAGCAAGTAAGGTTAAAGGTATGCCTTTTAATCCTTTACTTCATGATGATGTGCAAAGAGTAGCAATGGATGCTTTGCTAAGTAACAATTTATATCCAACCTGCAATTACATAACAGATGTTACAGATAGATTTGTAATTGTAACTTGCACTATGAGAATAACTGACATCGATGATCCTGGAAGTTTTATTGTCATTGATGGATGTACTGCAATGGGTGGTTTAGATAAATACGGAACTGGTCAAGCAATGTCGTACAGTAAAAAGTATGCGTTCTTAAATGCACTCAATCTAAAAACAGGAATGGATTTAGAAGATGGTTACAACGCAAAACCATTTGAGCAAAATTCTGTGGAGCAATCCTCAGAACCTACCTACCTTGATGATGAGGTAGATGTAGAAGAGATCATTAACAGGATCGAACAAACTAAAACTGATAAACAATTAGCTTCGGTTAAAAGTCAAGTGAGATCAGTTGTTAATCATCTTAAAAATAATAACTTCAAAGCATACGAACAAATAAGAGATTATACTCGTAAGCATGAAGTCAAACTAACAAATAATAAACAACAATTTTTAGATGACTAATTGTTGTTTATATAACTAAGGAGTAAACATGGATAATCAATCCGAAAAAATATACATCAACTTAACCAAGAATAAAGATTGGAAGTCTCCAACAGATAAACTTCCAGTTTATATTGGTCCTAAAAATATGAAACATCCAGATAAGAACTGGACTATTGGGGTCAATATTAATGGTAAGTGGTATAATCAAGCTGCGTTTCCGTCAAAAGATCAAGACGGCAATGTCAAGGAAGGTGAATTAACAGTAATTTTAACACCAAGTGGAGCAGGAGCAAATAAAAATGCCTTTGCAAAAGCTAGTGAAGGTGCTAATAACGAATATACCTTTTAACTTAGGCTAAAGGGTATCCAGCAGGGTGGGGTTTTTTTTCCCTTTCTAATCGTTTTCCCCACCTTGCTAAAACAGGATTTAATATGACAGATAATATAAAAGAACCATCACACTACATAGCAAACAAAATTGAACCTATTGATTTTATAATTCAAAATGAATTTGATTTTTGTGAAGGCAATGTAATTAAGTATATTTCTAGATACAAAAGAAAAAATGGTATCGAAGATCTTAAAAAAGCTAGACAGTATATAGACTTTTTGATTAAAAAAGAAGTTGAAAAAACTAAATAAGTATGACAAAATTTAAAAGAATTATCAATGGAGAGTGTCATTTTGAAATGATTGAACTCTTTGATGATGTAGAGAAGGCTAGTAACACCCAAAATAGAGGTGAGTTAATAGAATGTAATATCGATAATTTAAGACTCGATTTTACAAAAGTGAAAAAGGAGCATGATGGAACAAATCCGAATGCGTCTGCAGAAGCTGAAGGATCAACAAGCGAAGAAACACGAGAAGTATCTGGAAGCAAAACTGAAAGTAAATAAGTATCAACAAGATTCTTATAAATTACTTTGGCAAATAGAGCAGACAAAAGAACAGTTAATGACAAGTAAATAGTCATTAACGTAATGATTGAAAAAAAAGAAAGGAAAACTGTAGGGGATCTATGACCATAAACGTAAGCAAACACTATCAAGAATACTTAAAACACTTAGACCAAAACACATTTATATATAAAGTTAAGAAAGCATTTCATCTTCTTACGAACCAAGAAGAAAGATTATATGAGGTAGGGTTCTCGGAAGGATTTTTATATGCTGCAAAACTTTTACAGAAACAACCTATTGATGATAGTAATAAAAAAATAATTGGAGTTGTTTACAAGAATGCAAACTTAGAAACTGTTAATAAAATAGTAGATAAGGTTTGTGAAAAATATCTTGTAAGTAAACACGATGTGTTTGGCAAAGGTAGAACTAGAGATATAGTTAGAACAAGAAGTATACTTTATAATCTTTTACATGAAGAATATAATATAAGTATCTCATCTATTGGAAGAGTGTTTGGTCAAGATCACACTACAGTTTTACATTCACTAAACAATAAACAAAACAAGTCTAGATATTGGGGTAAAGAATATCCTATATGGCAAGAGTATGAAAAATTAAAAGTAGAGTTGTTGCCAATAACTACTTCTTAAATCCAGACTTCATATTCTTGTAAGCCTTAGAACTAATTGTAGATTTCTTTTTAGATCTTGATGTACCAGCTTTTTTACGTTTGTTAATATTGTAGTACAAACCTTTACGAGCTGTCTTACCAGATTTAGTTTTGTGATAACCTTTTTTCATTACTTTTTCTTCTTTTTAGATTTTTTAATTTTGTTTTGTAAAAACTTCGGCAGAGTTTTCTGCTTAGCTGTTAGCTTACTTTTACCTTTTGACTTACCATACATAGTTATTCTCCTGTTGTTGTTTTAATTTTATCTCACAATAGTTATCAAAGCAAGAACCATCTTTACCATCATGGCAAAAATATTGTTTCTTAGCTGTGATAATCCATCCACCTTCATCACTCATTAATTGTTTGTTACATTCTTTACAGTAACCACAAATTAATGATTGAACTTTTTGTTTTTTCCAACCTTTTTTTTTCACTTCTTTTTCTTTTTCTTTTTGCAGCTACAAAAATCAAAAGTTAAAACATCTTCTACTTTTTCAAATTGATCATCTATCCAACCACAAATTTTTAATATAAATCTATCTAGCATTTCCACCTCCTTCTTGCCTGTCTTATTCTAGAATTAGGATCGTTTCTAGTTTTAGCAGAAGATCTTTTTAACTGACCTAGTGATCTAGCACAATAACTTTTTCTACGTTTAGCAGCTTTAGATCCAGGTTTTACTTTACCAGTTACTGCTGTCTTTAACTTACTACCAGGATTTGCTCTTCGATAAGCTCGAACACCTTTAGCGGTCATACCAGCTCCAGACTTTGTTGGTCTGTAGTTTGCGTTCTTACCTTTGGTAGTTTTTCTAATAGTCATAATTATTCTTCTACTATTTTTTTAATTGATTTACTACCATCTATATTAGATTCTAAGACAGCTTCTACCCTTCCACATTTATATTCTATTGAAGAATTTGCACCTCTTTCAGCTTCTCTTTTTCCTTTTAAACAATCACTCATCTTTTCTTGTATTCGGTGTTCTTTAAGTTCACCTGCAACAAACATACAAAGAGCAACAACTGTACTAATAATTGTTTCCATTAGCAAATTCTCTTTGTTTATCTTTTAATTTTTCTACATCAGATAATAGTTTATCAATTTGTTTACTATGAAATTCAATATTAACTTTGTTGGTCATATTCATTTCTTGGGTTTCTTGTAATTTTTCTACAGTTTTATATATATCTTCAATCAACATAAACTGTTCTTGGTCTATAGGTTTTTGAGTTGATGCTTCTAGTAAGTCTTGTTCAAATAATTTATTTCTAGTTTCTAAATTATTTAATCTTTCAATTACACCAAATGCAAACCAAGCACCAATAACAATGGCAGAAATAAGTCCAATTAAATTTCTTAATGGTAATCCTATTTGAGTATTATCTGATACTTTCATCTAGGTGGTCCTCCAAAGAAAGCAAGAAGTACAAACAGAATAATTAATGTAGCTGTAAAATAATAATTCATATAGGCGTACTCCATCATTATCTACCTTGACCCAAATAGCGATTAGTATTTTTTTGACGCTTCTCACCTTTGCTCATAGACTTTTTATGTTGACCTGGTCCACGCTTTTTAGGTTTATCTCTAGGTATAAAGTGTGTAAACTTTTGCTTAGCCATTACTTCTTCTTCTTTTTATATTTCTTTTTCTTCTTACCTGTTTGTTGTGAAAGAAGTGTAGGTTTCTTTTTACTATATCTTGATACCATCATTGTAGGTACTTGATTGCTCATTACTATATAATGATTGCAATAATTAAAATAACAACAGCAACTGCTATTGCTTTTTTATGCTCTTCCACAAAATGTGGAATATGATCTTTTAAGTTCATTTCTTTCCTCCTTTAAATATTTGCGTTCCTTTTATTCCATATATCGAAGCTACGACCAAAATCCACAAATTTGTGAACCATGAAGGAAGCTGCTGGAACTGTTCAAAGAACTCTTTTATTTTTGCAGATGCGTTTGGATCATCACTAAATACACCCCAAGCGATCACCAAAATTGGCAGCGTTAAAATTACAAGAACTGCCTCGTCTTTCCAATCCGATTGTCTAGCTTCAAGAAGTTTACCACTATACTCAAGCTCACCACTAGCCATCTTCTCTGCGTGTTTAGCTTGTGCGTTAGCCATCATCATTTTAGTTTCTTGTTTTTTTTTATAAATATGACTACCAGCATTTACTGCTAGTTTAATTGCACTTAACCACATCTTATATCTCCAATTATAGGTTTGTATTTCGTCTTACCATCTTCTTTGAAAGCTCTCAAGAATTGTTTTCTAGGTTTTTCTGCTACACTACAATGAACCCATCCGCTTGAAGGCTCACCAATCGTATAAAATTCAAGGATCATTTGATCCCAACCTTCTATATTATCTTTAATCCAATAAGCAAGATCAGCATTATCTACACCTGGTACTTCAAAATCTACCGCTTCAGCTTTGCAATGTTGACTATTAATTGAGCTACCTATTTTAACGCATAGCTCTGCACTACGAAATCCAGAGGTTATAATTACTGGACCAAACTCATCTCTAACTGGTTGTAGTAAAGTCTCGCAAAGGTTTTGTAGTTTAGCAATCTGATCTGAGTTAGGCTCATTAGCTATACCAAGTCTTATTGCTGTGTCTGATTTAGTTAGTTCTTGTAATGTAAAATTTTCTGATAATTTCATTCGTATATAATCCTTACGTTAAGTTTCTTTTGCTCTTTAGTTGTACCTCTAGATATAAAAGATCCTTTAATACTTCTTCTATATCCATCTTTAGGAATAGTTTTTGGTTCATTTTTTCTATAATTTTTAGACTTAACATCGTAAGCATTATACTCTCCTGTAGTCATATTTAAAGTAACAATATCTACTGGACCAAGTCCGCCAAGTGGTAAAAATACAAGTAAATTAGGATCTTCAGCAAGTCTAAGTTGAGCTTTAATTTCTGAGGTTAGACCAGTAACTGCTTTCTTTCTTCTAGCCATAAAGACCTTAGAGTTAAAGTTTTTGAAATAAAATAATGATGATAGTAAACATACCACCTATAAGAGCTGACATAGCATAGTATAAATGTTTTTTTATATCTTTAATTTCTGTTTCAATATTATGAATTTTTTGATGAGTTTGTTTCTGCATGATACGACAAAGTTTTTCGTGTGATTCTATTTTCTCTAATGCAGTATTTTTAGGCATTGATACCTTTGTGTTCATTGCAAAAATAAGAAACGTATAATTTTTCTTTGTTAAACTTTTCTATATTTTCATTAGTAACTTTAATAGTTGCTATTGCACCAGCTTTAGTACAATCAGTCCAAGTTTTAAATTCTATTGGTGATACAGATGGAGTATTACACATACCTGTTATTGCTGAGCAAATAGTGTAAGCTAATATAAATTTCATTATAAAACTATAGTGTCAGCTTCTTCTTCAGTTAGCGGTTCACCAGCTATTAGTTTAGCTTTTGCACTAGCTTTTAAATTTTCTCTAGCAGTTCTTTCTTCTTCTTCAGTAGGTAACTCTGCCATCTTAGCTTCTATATCAGCTTTAGGAATAGGTGTTGTTCCTTCTAACCATTCTATTTCGCAAGTGTTAATATCACTACCTCTAACACTTGCTATTGCGTTAGGATTTATTTTTAATATTGCTTCAAGTATCATTATCCAGCTACCTCCATTAATGTTAATGTTGATCCACAGTTTCCAGATGTGTTTTCATTATTCAGTCTATAATGATTAGCAGCACTTCCTTTGTATTGAATTTTATAAGTTAAAGCTGATGTGCTTGATGGAGAATCTAAATAGGTAAATGAAATTTGTGAACTTATGTTAGATGATGCTTGTAAAACTACCTCAAACTGTTTAATAGAACTTCCAGCTCTTAATAAATCAAAAGATATTAATTGAGAAGAACCAGAGTTAGTATTTACTTGTGCAGAACAAGTAATTAAAACTTTATTTGATGTTGATGATGGAGTTATATCCTTAGTTAATCCTGTATCAGTATAAGATGTAGAATTACTTTGAGTAAATGTTGAATATACTTGTTGTTGAACTTGCAAAACCTTACCAGTAGAAATAGCTGCTGGTAAAGCAGTTATCGCAGATATTGTATTATTGTTTGGTTTAATTATTGCCATTATGCGTTCTCCAATGTTGTAATTCTAGCTTCTAATTCTGTAAATCTTTGGTCGTTGTATGCTTGAATAAATGCAAATAATTCAGAATATCTTAAACCAAGTCTAGTTCTTTCAGTGTAACCATCAGTAGCTTCTTCTTTAGTATCTATGTAAGTGTAAGCATCTTTTTCTTCAGTTGCTTCTACAGAAATTTGTTTTTCCCACCAAGTATTAGAACACCAAAGAGCATATTTACTAGCATCTAATTCTTCATCATCAAATGCTTGTTTAACTTGTTGTGCAATTAATCCTGTGTGAGTTCTTGCGTTATCTCCTTTTTCTTCTACTGCACTATTCCATTTAAAAGTTTTAATTAATGAAGATAATTTTTTACCTACATTCATTTCAGCAGTTGTTAAAGATTGAATAGATTGTTTTTCGTTTTCGTCTGAAGTGTTTATTGACCCACCAACTGCATAGATGGTATTATAACGAACATTTGCTGTTCCTAAATCAATACTACCGTCTCTACCTGAATTTGTAGCTGTATTCCAAGGTCTGATACTATCTAAACTATCGCAATATTGAACGCCAGTATCTCCTGTTCCTATAATTAAATCTCCACCTTCACAACCAATCCTACCTTGTGTTGAACCATCTTTTCTAAATAATGCTATATCTCCATCAGATGTTGTTCTGTTTAGTATTGTAACAACATTACCGTCTACAGTTGCTCTTACACCAGAAGTGTTTGATATTTCAGTACCAGCAGTATTTTGAGTTGTAACAGTTTTATCCACCAATAAATTTCCAGTGACAGTTACTCCATCAGATGTTGTTTCTAATTTTTTAGAATTATCATAGTAAAGATTAACTGCACCATCAGCAATAGCAGTAACCATATCTTCACCAGTATATTTTTGTATTTGAACTCTATCATTACCTCTTAAATAAAGTCTGCCTGTACCAGCATCATCTACATAACTATTAGAACCATCATGATAAATTTGTAAATCTGAACCAGCACCAAAAATAGCTTTTTTATTATCTCCTAATATAATATCTTCAGAAAATGTAATATCTTGACTTGCAAGTTTAGCAGATGTAACTGTTCCATCTGTAGGTGTTCCAGCAGATAAGGAATTACCAAATACAATTATAAAATCTATAACATCTCCTGTTACAAGGTTTGATGCAAAAGTAATTGTAGATCCACTTACTGTAAAAGAACTTGTTGGAGCTTGTATTACTCCATTTAATGAAACTAAAAATTGATTAACTGTAGCATAATCTGTAAAGTTCACACTATTGTTTTGCATAGTGTACGCAGCTTGACCATTAACTACACTAATAGCATCTAGCTTTACAAAATTTCCAATAACAGGTTGACGACCCAAATAAGCCATTACTCTCCACCTCCATTATCTATTACTGTTCCACCATCTGCTATCCATTCTTGAATTGCTTGGTAATCTGAGTTTGCTTCGTTATTTGGTACAAATGATATTTTACCATCATCATAAGTAACCTTATAATTTTTAAAATTATTTTCCCAATTATATATTTTTTCTACTGTATTAATCATAATTCTGCTGCTGCCTCAA